ACTAAAGTGGCACGACGATGATTGGGCGGTTACGGGTTATGCCACGGTTTGGGATTCGACAGACCTTGCTGGCGATACCGTCAAGCGTGGCGCGTTTGAAGAATCTCTCAAGTCAGCCATGCCGCAGATGCGTTTCGAGCATCTTCGCTACGCCACCATCGGCAAATGGGACAAGGCTTATGAAGATGACCGGGGCTTGAAGGTGGAAGGCCACTTAACCCGCGATCATTCACTGGCCAAAGACCTTCGCGCTTCATTGCGCCACGGCACCATAAGCGGGCTGTCGCAGGGGTTCCATGTGAAACCCGGTGGGGCTGAGAACAAGCCCGAAGGTGGGCGCATCCTGAAGTCTTTGGGATTGGTCGAAGTATCGTTTACTGCATCACCGTGCGAACCGCTGGCGGTGGTGGAAAGTTTCAAGTCAGAAGTTGCGGGACTCGCAACTCTGTCAGACATGGAAGATTTCCTGCGCGATGTAGGCAATCTTTCAAAGTCAATGACGACCACATTGGTCAGTCAGATGAGAACGCTGTGCCGGAGTGATTCTGGTAGGCAACCGGAAGAACTGAAAGAGCTGATCAGTTTAATGACAGCCGTCGAAAGCTTGAAGAAACTGATCAAGTAACACTCAAACTTATTGCCTAAAGGAATTATCATGGAACTTGAATTGCAATTGAAATCCGTCGAAGCCCAAGTGCTTGAGACGCACAAAGACCTCAAGTCATGGATTGAAAAATCCAACGAGGAAATCAAAACCGCCGGCAGTGTAGCGGCTGAAACCAAGAACGCTATCGACAAGGTTGCGGAAAAGGCTAATGACCTGGCTGACCGGATGATGTCGCTGGAGCAGAAAACCGCTGCCCATTATGAGGGCGTTGCCGAGCAGAAATCATTCGGTGACATGCTGGTTGAATCAGACGGATTCAAAAGCATGCAGCGCACCCGTAGCGGCTCGACTCGCATCGAAATTAAGACCGCAATCGTTAACGCAACCCCTTCAATGTCGCAGCCTTTGGTGGCTGGGCAGCGTCTGGATGGTATCGTTACCGCGCCAAATCGGCCTTTGCGTATTCGCGATATTCTGCCGGTGTCTCGCACCACAAGTAACATCGTGTTTTTCAGCAAAGAGAATGTTTTCACTAACAGCGCCGCCGTAGTTGTTGGCGGTTCTCCGCTGGTTGGCTCTGGCGGTTCTGCGGAAAACATTACGAAGCCCGAATCAGCGATCACGTTTACGAGCGATCAAGAAACAGTAGTAACGATAGCTCACTTCATTCCCATCTCAAAGCAAGTGATGGACGATAGTGCACAGTTGGCCTCCCACGTTAACGGCAGGCTGATGTATGGCCTGAAGCTGACTGAAGAAGACCAACTGGTAAACGGCGCTGGAACACTCGGCACCATAACCGGCCTCTGGGCTTCACGCACTGCATACTCTCAGGCTCAATCGCCGAATGAGTACACCACTCGCCTTGACTACATCGCCGATGCGATTCGTCAGTCTGAAGTTGCCAATTACATGCCGAATGCGATTCTGTTGAATCCGCAGGACTGGTGGACCATGGTTCTGGCGAAAGACGGTGAGAGTCGCTACATGATCGGCCAGCCGCAGGGCGTGATTCCCCGCACCCTGTGGGGCTTGCCTGTTGTGACGACCAACACCATGACCGCTGGCCGGTTCCTGGTGCTGGATACCAACTCATGCGAAATCTGGGATCGTGAAGATGCCAGCGTTGCAGTGAGTTACGAAAACGATACCAACTTCGTCAAGAACATGATCACTGTTCGAGCAGAAGAAAGGATCGCTTTTACGGTATATCAGGCCGGAGGCATAATCGGCGGAACACTCCCCGCTGCTTGATGAAATCGGGAGGGGTTTCGGCCCCTCCCTTTTTTGAGGGAATCATAATGCTGATAGTCACTACTCCCTTTGTTGGGCATGGGTACAACATGCCTGCAGCCGGGACTTTGATAGATCCGCAAGAACCCGCCCGATCAGACTTATTGCAGTCTGGATGCGTGGCAGAATTTGAAGTCAAGGTTTTACCGATTCCGCAGGAAGTAAAAAAAAACGAACAATCGGAATCATTGCCAGCGGACCCAGTTGTAACGCCAGTGACGCGCAAGCGCTCTGCGCGAAAGTCGAAACCATCGCAATAAATGACTCGTATCGCCTTGCACCTGCTGATCATCTGTATGCCTGTGATTATCGGTGGTGGAAATATCACATTGCCGATGTGCTGCGAGACTTCGAGGGCAAGCTCTGGACTCAAACCCATCAATGGGACGATAAAGGAAAGCCCGTAGAGCCGGCGCAATGGGGCATAACAGGGCTTGAGAGCGTCGAAAAGGACGGTTTAAGCAAGACCCCTGGAGTTATCCATAGGGGCGGCAATTCAGGCTTGCAGGCGTTGAATCTGGCGTATCTGATGGGGGCAGAGAGGATTATCCTTTTGGGCTACGACATGATGCGTTCCGAGGATAAATCGCACTGGTTTGGCGATCATCCGCAGTGTATGAATGCTGCCAGCCCGTATCCTTCGTTCGTGAATGCGTTCAGGACGATCAAGCCTGCTGATTATGGAATTGAAATCTGGAATTGTTCCCGGCGCACAGCGCTGGATTGTTTCGACAAACACGATTTAGACACATGCTTGGCCTCATTGTAGGCACCGGCCCCAGCTTGCGGCCTATGTTGCCGCTGCTGAGAAAGTTCAAAGGGCTGGTATTCGCGCCGAACAATGTTTTTGAAGATGTTCGAACGGACGTTTGGCTCGCCTGCGATCCCGCATGGCACCGTTACTACTCACCCGTTCGCGGTGATTTTGACAAGTGGCATTGGGACTCCGCTATCTGTAACGATTACGGCTACAAGTATGTCGAAGGCATCTGGCACGATGGCCTATGGATGGACAGTCCCGACAAGATTAGCCTTGGCCATTGCTCAGGGCATCAACTGCTGAACCTTGCTGCAAACCAGTATGGCTGCGACACGATTCTGCTAGTGGGCCATGATTTCTCCTACCCGCAAGGAGAACCTAGGCACTATTTCACCGGCTTAAGCAGTGAAGATGGTGAGTATCCTTCCGAAATACGGAAGTTTTCGAAATTTATCAAGCCAGATGGCAATGACCTTCTGGCTGTTTACAAGAAAATTGCAGACCAGAAACATCTGCCACCCATAATCAATTGCACGCCAGGATCGGCGCTGCCTTGGTTTCCGAAGGGTGAACTAAAGGAGTATTTGTGAATCCGTTTCACAACAGATTGGACGAATGGGCCTATTACCTTCCGCTTTTCGGAAGTTCCATGCTGGAGTTTGGCGGGAAAATAAACGGCGAGTTTACTTATAAGGCTTACTTTCAATCACTCGGCTTCCGGCATGTATCACTTGACTGGAATGGTGAACACGGTGCACTGAAACGCGACCTACGCAAACCGCAATGGCCTGAGTTTGGCCAGTTCGACATGACCTGCAATATCGGAACGTCTGAACACGTTTCCGATCAGCGAGGATTCTGGGAAAACGCGCATCACTTAACCAAAGTCGGTGGCGTTTATGTCGGCCAGTGTCCTTACCATGATGGTTTGTCGTGGTGGTGGCACGGAGAGTGGTATCCGACCGAGGGATTCTATGAATCTTTCGCGGAATTGAACGGCTGGACGATTGAACGCATGGGGCTTGACCGGCCAGAGCCGAATCGGAACCTGTACGTTCGCATGGTGAAGGGCGAAGATTGCCCGTTTACGATGCCTGACCAACGCCTGATTAAGCGGAATATCAGGAAGCCGCGTTGAAAGTTTTCGTCGTTAGCCTGCCAAACCCAGGACGGCGCACCGCAATTACCGCCGAACTGGAAAAGCACGGTTACGGTGATGTGCAATTCATTCACGCGCAGGAGCCTGCACAGGGCTTCAGCATGACGAACATGAGGCGCAATGCCCGTGGCGAATTTGGTTGCAGCCTGAGCCACCTGAAGGCCATCAGCACGGCGATTGCTCAGGATGTTGAGCAGGCTTTGTTCATCGAAGACGATATTGTGTTCCGGCGCTACGATTGGTTTGAAATGCCGGAAGATTGGCGGGTTTTTTACTACGGCGGCCATCCTCGCGGCCCGTTAAAGAAAGTCTCTGAATTTGTCTACGAAATCAGCAACGGGTTTTCCTGTGCTGAAGCCTACGTTTTGAACCGCGAATCCATGCGGGAGTTTATGTCGTTCTGGTGTGACCGCGCCGGCCAGCCGAATGCGATGTTTGACATTATCCTGGGTGAATTTGCAGCGCAGGGCGGCGGGTATGCTTTATACCCTACCATGACGCATCAGCCGCCAGGATACAGCCAGATAGGCCAAAAACACGACGATAAACGGGATTTGATAGAGCGGGGATGGAAAAACAACCTTCCCGCCTGATTTATCAGGTCGCAGTGGGTGAAGTTCCGCCGTTTTACGAGCAATGCATTGCATCTGTTGCAGAGTACGCAACACGGATTGGCGCTGACCATATCGTTCAGCGTCAGCCCATTTTGCGGATTGTGCCGGTGAAGTCTTGCCGTAGTGAGAACGCACTAAGACTCGGATATCTGCCCATCTATGAAAAGGAAAACGCTTTTGCCTATCTTGACCGGTATGAACAGGTCGCCATTATTGATGCCGACATTTACATCCAAAACAGCGCGCCTGACCTATTTGCACAAACGCAAGGCGCGGCATTTGCGGGCGCGGTTGAAAGAGACATGCCGCTCACAGCCCAATATGCCGAGAAAGTCCGCAAACACTCAGATGGACAGTTTAGCAGCCTGAAGGATGTTGACTGGCAATGGGACGCAAGAGGCGCTCATTACTTCAATATGGGCTTGATGGTGCTGGATAAGGCAATCCTGCCCTACCTGAACGGCGAAACCCCTGAACAGTTCATCCGGCGCCCTGGGTTCGAGCGCTTCGTGAACGGCGAAGGTCATTGGAAGTGGTCAACAGACCAGACCTTGCTGAATTATTGGGTAAAGAAATCCGGCATGTCTACCCGCAGCCTTGATTGGCGATGGAATGCCATGTATGTGGCTGTAGAGAGCGTCAGTGAGGCTTATTTCGTGCATTTCTTCCTGTCATCCAAGCTTCAGCCCGGTGAAATTGAGCGGGTCATAGCCAAGTTGTGAAAGCCTTCGTTATCACCCTGCGCGGCCACGAGTATTCAGAGGCCAGCGCAGCGCGGTGCATTGAAAGCGCGAAAGGGATTGAGGTTGAGCGGTTCTGGGCGGTTAGTGCAGAACGCGCAGCCAATACCGCTGATCTATTCGGGGTTCAGTGGACGTGGCAAGACTCAGGGCATTGCCCCAAGACAGGGCTAAAGTTTCACCGCTACGGCGGCGACCAATCGCGCATAGGTTGCGCCCTGTCACACCTTGCGTTATGGAAGTGGTGCACGGTAATCGGCCCGATAATGATTCTAGAACATGACGCCGTATTCCTTCGCCCCTTTGAGCCTTTCGAGTTCGACAAAATCTGCCAAGTCAACGACCCAAGAGGCGCGACCCCTCGCGGTGATTGGTGGTCAGATGAAATGGCCAAGCGCGGGCCGGGAGTTTGGCCCAAAACGCACGTTCTGGAGCACCCAAGGCCGGATGGTTTAGCCGGTAACTCTGCCTACGTCATCAAGCCCGAAGGCGCGAAAGAATTGATTGACCTTGTAAACCGTGTCGGCTTATGGCCGAACGATGCTCTGATGTGTCGGCAGCTGGTTCCAGGATTGCAAGAGCTTTACCCGTTTTTAACCCGCGTTCAACAGGAACAATCGACCACATGCGTCTGAGTGAAGTATTCGCGCGCCACGGATGCGATAGAGCCAAATGGCACGGATACGATGCGGTTTATGAAACCCTGCCTGAGCCTTTTCGTTTACTAGAAATTGGCATCTTTCGAGGCGCTGGCATTGCCTCATGGCTGGACTGGTTCCCGAAGGCTGATATTGTTGGCGTTGATACCTTCCAGCGCTTGCCGCCCGAACGGATTCCCGCGCTGAACTTTCGCCGGGTGTCTTGGTACAAAGGCGACTCACAGACCATTGAAGTCCCTGGAACCTTTGACATCATCATTGATGACGGTTGCCACAAGGCTGCTGTACAACTTGAAACCTATCGGAACCTCGGCTGGAAGCTGAACCCCGGCGGCGTGTACTTCATTGAAGATGTATGGCCGCTTGATCCTGGCTTTGATGCGCTGATTGACGGCTTGCCGGATAACGCGATACACCACGATTTCCGCGAAGGCCGCAAGCCTGACTCATACCTGATTGAAATTCGATGATGTACGGCAGCAACACGGGTTCCGATGAAACATGGAAGCGAATACCGCCTGGTTCAATAGGCGTTGAAATAGGCGTCTGGAAGGGCGACAGCAGCGCCAAGTTTCTGAAGCGTGCCGGACACCTGCACTTGGTCGATCCGTGGGCTGTAGAGCCTTACAGCGATTCGGAAGAACACGGCGGATACAGGGCATATCTTAAAAGGTATGCAAAGCTGGTGGGGTCATCTGACCCGGCAGATTTCCAAAAGCACTATGACGGGATATATCGAGCCGTACAGAGGCGCTTCAAAAAGTCTCCGGTTACGATTCACCGCTGCACTTCGGCTGAGTTTTTCCGCACGTTCAAAGGGCGCGTTGATTGGGCTTATGTCGATGGCTCGCACACCTTTGAAGGCTGTCTTGCTGACCTACGCGGGGCTCGTGAGATTGTAGATCAATGCATATTTGGTGATGACTACGGCAACAGGCCGCAAGTGAAAAAGGCTGTTGATACCTTTGTCGCTGAAACCGGATTGCAGTTTGAACCGTTCGGCCTGAATCAGTACCAAATAACAGTGGCGTTATGGTAACTGTCTGGTCTCTCTGTTGGGGCGATAAGTACAGCGATTACCACGTTCAGCGATTGAAGCGAGATGTCAAGGAATCCTTGACAACTGAGCATCAGTTCCTTTGCGTGACAAGCCGAAGCATTCCCGGCGTTACGTGCGTACCGCCTCCGGTTGACTGGCCGGGATGGTGGGGCAAGCTCGCTGTTCCCATGATGGGATCAGAGCAGAACATCTGGCTTGATCTGGATGTTGTCATAACCGGCTCGCTGGACTTCCTGCTGCCCTACACGAATGGCCCCTTGGCTATGCCGTGGAATTGGGCGCAATCGGGCCACGGCGGTTGCCAAAGCTCTGTGATGGCATGGGGCGGCAAGATCAATGTGGCCGAAAGGTTTAACCCGGATTGGGCGCACTGGCCCCCTGTAAACGCTCAGGGCGTGTTCTGGGGCGATCAGGAGTTTGTTACCTACCTGCGCGACAACAAGCTATTGGAAGTGGCGCAGATACCCGAACAGTACGTTAAATCGTACAAGTACCACTGCCGAAATGGACTGCCGGATGATTGCCGCGTAGTGGTTTTCCACGGCGAACCGAAACCCGAATATGTGAGAGAACCTTGGTTTCAGTGGTAGCACACCTAAACCCGTATCTGCCCCATCAGGTAGAACACGGCGAAGTGTTAAAACAGGGCTTTGAGCGTCATGGCGTAATGCTGGACGTTACAGCCGATAAGTTAAAGGCCGGTGATATTCATATCGTTTCCGGGCCGTGGTATGCGCTGGAAGAATGGCAAGGCAAGCCGAATGTTTTATGGCTTGACCGCACGTTCTATGGTGACGCGCACGACATTATCAGTCTCGGCTGGCTGAACCCCGATGGCTCGCGTGATTTTCGCAATGCCGACAAGACAGAAGCCAAAGGCGAACTGCCCGAACTGAAACCGCGCAAGGAAAGAAAAGGAACTGCCGTTGTCTTTGGCGACTATGGCCGGGACATGAGCATGGAATGTGACTTGGCTCGCAAGTTTGACCGGCGATATTTCAAGGCGCACCCGCAGGACTCCAAGCAAACATCGCCGTTTAACACGTTGCGCTGTCCGATGAATGTCGTAATGGAACTGGCAGACGTGGCGATAGGCCACGCATCAACGGTTCTGGTGGATTGCGAGATAGCCGGTTTACACACGATCAGCACAGATCCGCGTCACGTAGTGCATAACAGCGACCGGGAAGCGTGGCTTAAACGCCTTTCATGGGCGCAATGGAGCCTTGAAGAATTGAGTAACGGGGATTTCTGGGAACATTTATGCTGAATATCACTACGGACTATATTACAGAAATCGGCAGTCCCGCGATTGAGCCCGTTAGCGTGGCAGAAGCTCGCGATCACTTGCGCGTCGATATTGATACCGATGATTTGCTGATTTACAACATGATCGCCGCAGCGCGTGAATACGTCGAGATTTACTGCAATCGGTCTTTTGCAAAGCATACCTACCGGGCGGATATTGCCGGGTTTGAAAATCAGATGAGGCTTCCTGGTAAGCCGATTCAGTCTATTACCCATATCAAGTATTACAGCAGCGCATCACCGTCCGTGCTGACTACTTTAGCAACGTCAAACTACCAACTGCATCGGGACGTTGTTTCATTGTCCTACGGCGGCACATGGCCTGCTGTTTATCCGCGTCCTGATGGGGTGCAGATCACCTATCAGTGCGGCTATTCAGATCTGGCTAGTCCATCCGAGGATACGGTGGCCAATACTCCGATGTCAGTACGGCAGGCGATTCTGTTAACGGTGGGTGATTTATACGAAAACCGCGAGGGGCAGATTATCTACCCCGGACAGGTTCAGGAAAATAAGACGGTCAAAATGTTATTGGCCACAAAACGTGTTTACGCATGAGGATTTAGAACATGGCGCAAGGTGATGTAATTGTATTTGATCAGTTCATGGTTGACATTGGCGAGGAAGTGCATCAGCTCGAAACTGATACCTTCAAGATTGGGCTGACTACGGGGGCGACAACGCCAAGCACAACCACGGCTGATCCGAGATGGGGCGCTGGCGGCACGACTAACTTTGCAGCGGAGGAAGTCACTCCCGGCGGCAACTACTCTGCCGGCGGCGCTGCTTGCGCCAGTCCGACCTATGATCTGACTGGTGGGCTGGCTCAGTTCGATGCGGACGATCCGGCAGCCTGGGCGGCTAACGCAAGCAACCCAACCAATGCAACCTGGGGCATCCTGTACAACGACACAGCCGCAGGAAAGAATGCCGTTGCTGCAATTGATCTGGGTGGCGCATTCAACATGACCACTGGGCCGTTAACGATTACGTTTGGTGCTAACGGCATCTTTCGGATGAATCAGGCTTAATAAATGGCTGATAATGTCGCCATTACCGCAGGCAGCGGAACCAATATCAGCTCTGATGAGCGAACCATCAACTCCGTTACGGTACAGGTTCAGCGCGTCAATGATATTGGCGCGGCTACGCTGGCGAATGGACAGGTTAACATTTCTAACACCGCCGCTACTTTGCTTGCCGCTCGTGAAACCCGCAAGCGCGTGACGTTTGTCAACCGTATGCCGGTTGCGGTCTTTATCGGCATCGCTACCGTCACCACGGCCAACGGCTTTCAGCTTGACCCTGGCGCTGCTATCACGCTGCACACGACAGCTCTCGTTCAGGGCATCACCTCGGCAGCGACAGCGGGTACGGTTTACGTCCATTACATTGAAGAATATGACGCATGAGTTATGCACCTCCGCCACCTGTGACGGCTCTGCCTCGGACGATTATTGATCTTCTCAGCCCCCGGCACTCGCTGATCGGGCAATTGGCTGATTTAAACACGCTTCAAGCATCAGGCGCGTGGACTACGGCAGCGGCAGCGGTGATTGTTCCCTTCATGGTTTGGGAAGATTGCACGGTGCTGAAATTGGGCTGGATAAACGGCTCCGGCACAATGGGCGGGACGCGCTGTATGGCGCTGTATAACTCAGCGCTCACAAGACTTGTAACGACCACGGCAACCGCCATCGGAACGGCGAGTCTAGTGCAATGGGTGGATACAGCAGACACGGCCTTGACGGCCAACACGCTCTATTACGCAGCCTTCAGCGCATCGGTTACAACGGCCAATAATGTCTATGGATTGTCGGCTACTCAGGTGGTTTTATCGGCAGGGCTTTTGTGCAACATCCAGCAACAGACCTCCGTTGATACCTTGCCTGATCCGATAGTTCCGGCGGCATTGTCCGTAGCACGATTTATTCCCGGCATGTTCTTGTCTGTGGTGAGTGGCGCTGCATGAGTTACGCAACATCCACTCCGCGAGTTTTATTGCCGGAAAAATCGCTGATTGTGCCGATGTATGGCGAAGCCAACATCAACATAGTGACAACAGCCGGGGCAGGGACAGCGAACCAGGGTTATTATCAGCCCTTCGTCATGCCCTACACAGCAGCGCTTTTGTCGATGTCCTTTGCTTGTCTGGCCGGAACACAGAGTCACGACCTTGGAATCTATCAAGGCACAACCAGACTAGTGTCAAGAGGCCCGACAGCATCAACGGCGGCGGCGGTGAATACATGGACGCTCACCAATCCGTTAGTCCTGCAAGAGGGTGTTTTGTATTACGCTGCATGGGCTACGGCCGGAACCAGCACGATTGCGCGTCAGGCCGGATCATCCATTGTTAACCCGCGATTTGGCAGGGTGATTCAGGCTGGACTGACCTCGAACACGTTGCCGAATCCTGGGGTATTCGCTGTACCCGCTGCTGACGGGCATAGCCCATTACTTAAACTGATATTCAGCTACTAACATGAGCTTGCTGCTGCTATTCAACTCGGTGGCAGGACGGGCGGTTAACGCCACCACAGCAACCGTAACAGTTACCGCAGTAGCGGCAACGGTCAGCAGGGCGAGAACGGTAGCCTGCAGCACAGCGGCTATCACAGTAACACCTGTTACTGCCACCGCTGGCCGGGGACGCTCGGCAGCTTGCAGCACCGTAGCGCTCACGGTAACGCCCGTGGCTGCGTCTGTTGTTAAAGGCAGGACGGTAAGCGCCACAACGGCGAATGTGACCGTTACGGCGGTTGCAGCAACCGTTAGCCGTGCTCGGAACATTACCTGCACCACAGCAGCAATAACAGTCACTCCGGTTAATGCATCGGTGGTGCGTGGCAGATCAGCCGCATGGGCATCGGCCACACTGACGATAACGCCCGTTAATGCAACGCTGATTACCGGCAGAACGGTTAGTTGCACGACAGCAGCACTCACGGTAACGCCGGTCAATGCAACAGTTGGCCGTAGCAGGTCAGTTTCAGCCGCGACACCAGCCCTTACAGTAACGCCTGTAAACGCAGTTGTTGGCCGTGGCCGGTCAGTGGCATGTGCCACGGCAGCGCTCACAGTAACCCCCGTTGCGGCTACCGTAACACGCGCCGTTACAGTTGCCTGCAGTACGGCAGCGCTAACGCTCACTGCCAACGCCGCAACCATTGCGCGTGGTAGATCAATCAGTTGCGCCACGGCTGAACTGACACTAACGCCGGTCAATTCAGTTGTTACCCGTGGCGGTAGCCGGGATGTGGTTTGCTCAACGGCGGCACTGTCACTTGTACCCGTAACAGCAACGATAACCCGCGCTCGCACAGTAAACGGCGCAACGGTAACGCTTACGCTGGTTGCCAATAACGCCACGGTAACGCGGGGACGGACAACCAATTGCTCAACAGCAGCCCTGACTCTGGTCAGTGTTTCTGCAACCATCGGGCGCGGAACTACGCTGGATGTGGCCCCGGCTGTCAGAACTTATAGCGCCGATGATGTGGCTGACTTTGCCACGGCAGCGCGGGATAGGGCATTCGGAACAAGCGGCTCGGCTGATTTTGACACCGAACAGGACGGGCGCTCATTCGCCACGACCGGGAACAGGAGATTTGCAGCGTGACGATATCGCAGACTGAAAAAGACCCGTCTGACGTTCTGGACTATTCAATTGACTGGTCAGACACTCTGACAGAATCCAGCCCGGTTGACACCATCAGCAGCAGCACCTGGACGGCTACCTCTGGCGTAGTGGTGGGCGCAAGCTCTATTGCCGGCAGCACAACTACAGTAATGGTTTCAGCCGGCACACCGTGGAAATACTGCGAACTGACTAACGTCATTGTCACTGATGGATCTCGCACGCACAGCAAAACCATTGTGCTGAGACTTATTCAGAAATGAAGCTCCGCGCCGGGAAGTTGCGGCACAGATTGACGCTGCAACGGAAAACGGAGACCCGAACCAGTACGGGCGATGTAGTGATCGCTTGGACTACTGATTCAACGGTATGGGGCGCGATTGAGCCCATCATCGGCAATCGTGAATACCTGGCCGCAAGCCAAACTCAGAACGAAATCATGGTGATGATAATGATTCGCTATCACGCCACGATTGAACCGTCTTGGCGCGTAGTGAATGACGGCAAGGCTTATTCCATTCAGGGCATACAGAACGAATACGAGCGCAACCGAATGATGGTGCTGATGTGTTCACAGGGCGTTGCTGAACAGAATAGCCTGCCATGACGGTAAAAGTAGATTTCAAGGTTTACGGCCTGAAGGAATTGCAAAAGGCTTTGACGCAGTTGCCGAAAGAATTGGTTTCCAAAAATGGCGGGCCGGTTAAGACCGCTTTAATGGCTGCTACCTTGCCAGTAGTGAGAACCGCACAGGCCACCGTACCAAACCGGGACGATATACCGAATACCGGATTGCTGGCCAGCATGATTCGCAGGCGGCGAATGACCAAGGTACGCAGAGGCTCTGAGGGCGTACAGGTATTTATTCGCGGCAACAAAAAACAGTTGCGTGACGCTTACTATGCTCCGTGGCTTGAGTTCGGCGCTTTGGGATTGCCTCCTACACGATGGTTTTCAAAGTCACTGGAAACAAACGCCAAGAGTTCAACAGAGATTTTCCGTAAGCACCTGGCAGGCGCAATCGCCAGAATCTCTAAAAAGATCGGCGCTGAAAATCTCCGGCAAGTAGCAGCACAGATCAAGAAACTATGAAAAACGTATACGCGCTGCTTAATCCAGTTTCAGCCATTCAAACATTGCTCGGCACAGGCTCAAGTCCGCAGCAATCGCGGATTTATCCTGGCGTTGCGCCTGAATCCGCTGCCTTGCCTTTGGTGGAATGCCACATGACCACGGACGAACCGCTCAGCACGATAAGCGGGATAGATGACGCTCACCGCGAAAGCTGGCAGTTCAGCATTCACTCGCTGACACACACGCAGGCCAATGCGATTGCAGATGCGATCCACGATGCGCTGGAGGGTAACGGCTACCAGACCTCCCGCAGCGGTGGCAATTACGACTCGTCAACCAAAACACACAGCGTCTTTCTGGACTGGTCTTTCATAGTCTAAAGACAAACAAGGTTTTACCCCGACCCGCCTAGTGCGGGTTTTTTATTGCCCGTTTCTGGGCATTTCGTTAATGCCATCAACCCATAGGAGGGCAATGAAATGGCTTATATTCGTAGTCAAGGTTGTACCATTTGGAGGCAAGACCCCGAAGCATCTCCCATTGATGCTTATGTCCAGATCGGCCAAGTAGTTTCCATCGGTGGCCCGCAAGGTTCCGCAGGAACCATCGACGTTACCCATCTGTCCAGCACAGGCCGTGAATTTATACAGGCTCTCGCCGACTACGGAACTGTCCAGCTGTCTGTAATTTGGGACCCTGTAACGGCTTCCACACAGCATGACGAACTGTTTGACGATTTTGCTTCTGGCCGCACCACTACATACCAGATCCGTCTGAGCAATTCGCCCGCAACCAAGCTGACTTTTGATGCGTTTGTGCAGGAGCATCCGGTCACCATCGAAATTGATGATGCCGTAAAAGCAACCATCACACTCAAGACTACTGGTTCAGTAGTTCGCACCTAACCAAAGCCCCTTCGGGGGCTTTTTCTTTTTGACCAAAGGAAATATAACCAATGGCAATTCAAACTTTAGAAGAGTTCCAATCCACCTACAGCATGGACGTAGTAGAAGTGGAAATCAGTTTCGGCAAGGACGCTGCTTTTTCCATCCTGCTCAAGCCGTTAACGTCAACGGCGAGAGATGCGTTTGAAGCCAGTGTAGTCGGGGAAAAGGGCAAGAACAACCTTGCCAATCTCCGCGCCAAGCTGGTGCAGAAGTGTTGGGTAAACGGCGAAGGAAAGCCTATCGGCACAGTCGAGCAAATTGGCAATCAGCGCTCCGATTTAGTCGGCGCGATCTTTGACAAGGTGCGCGAACTGAACGGTATGGACAAGGACGTTGCAAAGGTTGAAGAGGAAAAAAACGACTAGCCGACAGCCCCAAACTCCGCTTCAAGTTTGACCTTGCGGCGGAGCTTGGGATGTCGGTTTCAGACGTTGGGAAAATGTCCGCTGCTGAGATGGACATGTGGATGATCAGGGCAGGCACTACGCCATTCCTCGCCAAGCGGATTGAAGTTGGTTTGGCGCAGATCGCCTGGATTCTCCACGGCACCAACAGTAAGCAGAAAAAGAAACTTTCCGATTTCATGCTGTTTGAAAAACCGGCAGAGCAATCGCTGGATGAACAGATTTTAGCTGCGTTTCCGAAGATACCAAAGGCAAAGTAAATGGCGTCGATTGCAAACCTGATTGTGAGCATGATTGCTGATACGGGCGTGTTCGAGACAGATATGAACCGTACCGCCAAGCAGCAAGCGGCTCGCATGAAGAAATTTGAGAAAGACGCCGCTCAAGCCGCCAAGGCTATTGGCGTTGCGTTTGCGGCTGTTGGAGCCGCTACGGTGGCTGTTGTGGCGAAGTCGATTAACGCTGCCGATGCCATAGGCGAGCTTTCTGCCAAGACAGGTATTGGCACGGTGGCGCTCAGTAACTTCAAGACCATTGCCGAAACCTCTGGCGTTTCGATTGAGCAATTCACAACCGGCATTAGCAAAATGCAGCGCAGCCTGGTTGAGGCCGGACAGGGAACGGGCGCGGCTGCTGATACCTTGGCGCGGCTCGGCTTGTCGATAGACGATGTTCTGAAGCTGTCTCCCGAAGATCAGTTCGCGGCTATCGCTAAAGAGATTGCCAATCTTGGCAGCGCTGCCGAACGAAGCGCAGCGGCTCAACAGATATTCGGCAGGGCTGGCGCGTCACTTCTGCCGGTGATGCTGGACAGCGCAGAGTTCATCGGCAAGGTTGCCGAAGAAATGGAATTGTTCGGCGCTGCTATCTCCGAAGAATTCGCGGCTGACGCTGATCAGTTCGACAAGAATATGGCACGTCTGGGCATTCGCGCCACCGGCCTTGCAAACACATTTACCGCAGCTCTGATACCGTCCTTGCTGGATATTCAGGAGGGTATGCTCGGCACCGCACCGGCAACAGACTTGGCCGCCGAAGCTGGCAGGCGTCTTGGTGCGGTTCTGAAAACGCTGGCCACCGCTTTTGTAATCGTGAAAGAAGCTGCATTGCTGTTTGGCCGCGTGTTGCTTGGCTCTGTGCTGGCTGTTTTCAATGCAGTCAGGGCTGCTGTATCTCCCATCACGGCATCCATTCTGGCGCTCGGAGAGGCGTTGCAGAAACTCGCGGCTGGAGACTTTACCGGCGCTCTTGAGGCTATCAAGGATGTACCAACCCGCATTGCCTCCGAGTTTCAGGCGGCAGCGGAAAAGATGCAAGCCGCCGCCGGATTCCTGACGGAAACATTCACCGACGAATTGCCAGCAGCCATTGACCGCGTTAACAAGTTCTTCAACACGAATGCAGAGGTGGTTACTTCAACGGCTGGCGCATACAAGAGCTTAGGCGATCAAACGGTTAAGGCCGCTGATAAGCTGGTTAAGTTTGTTGCCCGGTCAAGAGCGGCCAATAAGTCCATTGAAGAAAACCTGAAGTTTGTTGAGGAGCTGGAACAGGCTCAAGAGGAGTACAACAGGCAGCTTCAGGAACTGAATGACATAGCTGACCCGGTTAGCGCCATCATGCGCGAATTTGGTGAGCAGGTTGAGTTCGCTAATCAGGCCTTGGCAAAGGGCAGCATCAGCGCAGAAACCTATCAGAAGTACCTGAACACGCTGTCAGATCAGCTCGGCCAAACGGTTGCTGATATGCAATCGCTTGAACAGGAAACCACGGCCATGAGCGTGGCTGTTGATGAAAGCATTCGCATTCTAGAACGTGCGTTTACGGATATGTGGTCAAACATTGGTGAAGAAGGGCTGGACGTATTCGACACCCTGAAAGACGGATTCAAGACGTTGCTTGGTAGCATGGTGCAACAGATCACCACCAGCAAAATAACTGAACAGCTTAGGAATTTGTTTGACGCTGATGTTTCAACGATATTCAACTCGAAGCAATTCCTGGAGGGATTGGCTGGCGCGGCTGGCGTATTGGGTGGCAGCATTCTGGGCGGTGGTGGTCAGAATGCCGGAATCGGCGCACAGCTTGGCGGCTTAATTGGTTCATTCGTGGGGCCATTAGGAACGGCAATTGGCGGCGTATTGGGTGGCCTTTTGGGCGGATTGTTCGACAAGGATAAGCCTGCCGTTCTGCAGGCATCATCCTTTGACACTTCGCGCCTTTCCGGCAGCGACACTGACTCATCAGTAGAAAGCATCTTCGGTAAAACCTTTATCCGCACGCGCCGATTAGATCAGGCAGCAATAAATAGCTTCAAAGACGCGCTGGCCGATTTTGACAATTCCATAGGTTCGTTCCTTGACGAATCACAGATCACCAAAATAGCCGGTGCGCTGGAAGGCTGGTCGAAACAGATCGAGGGCGAAACCTTATCGGCTGAAGAACTGCTGAACTCACGCTTCAAGGTGATTCTGTCCACCTTCAGCGATGACCTGCAGAAGTTTGTCAACCAGGCTAAAGACCTCGAAGAGCAGGCCGCACGTTTACAGATTGGCGTAGGTGCTGAAAAGCTCTTCGCCGATCAGCCAGACCTGTTTGGCAGTCGCACGGTTGCAGAATTCCTGGCTGTTGTGGATGCATTCAAGACCGGCACCGAAAGTATCAGCGATGCGTTTAGGCGCGTTGTGGAATTGCTGGATACCGTTCTGGCGGTCAAGTCATCCCTTGCCGACTTCGCCGGTTCTGATTTGGCTGGTGACTTCAATCTGCTGTTGCAGCGTCAAGCGGAATCGGTAGTTCAAACCGTTACGCGCATGACCTCCGAATTGTCGGCGGCAATGGTCAATTTTGACGGCTCGCCGGAACAACTGGTGCAAATTGGCAATCTGGCGCTCTCTGTGCGCCAACAGGAGCTTAATGCCCTTGCCCTGATAGATTCAGTTGCCAAAGGCTTAAACGCTAACCTAGACCGTTTGCGGAAGGATACCGAAGCCACCATCAACGGCCCAAGGGCAGCAGAAGATGTGCTGTTCGATGCTCGCGCATTGATCGCCACGGTATCGACGGCATCAACGCCGGAAGAAATAGCCCGAATCGGCCAACAGTTTGAAGAGCTGATTCGCTCACTTTCGCCGGAAGATACCAAGGCATTCGGAACTTCCACGCTGGCGATTATTGATTCCTTCAAGCTGGCATCACAGGCATCCCTTGATCGCGCTGAACGCGCGGTGCTGGATTCCGGCGAGGCGATTCGTAGCCTAGTTGAGGGCTTCGGCAATTTAATCGACCCGCTGGAACTGGTGGCTGCAACAAACGAACGTGCAGCGGCGGCTCTGGAATTGATCGCCGGAGTTACCGCAGCAAGCACCACTGAGCCTGAAGGCTACGAGGAACAGGCCAGAATCATTTCTGACGGCATTGATGAGGCGCTCACTTCGGGCGTCAACAATATGTCGGCTCAGGTAGTGGCGGCAATTCGCCAAGGCTTCGGCAGCGCTTCGATGAATCCGACATTCGTAGTTCGTAGCGGCGGGTTAACGAACAGGTGACGCGCTCACTCTCTGCGACTTCGATAGCCGCGACTAACCTTGACCATACCCGTCCGATATATCTCATTCGTATGGCGTGGGCTACCGAAAGGCGGGTGGCGACATGGGACGCGAATATCAGTTGGAACTCGGAAACCTGGAGCGCTTCGGGCGCTGAGATTCAGGGCATCAGCGCCAACGGTGGCAGGCTTGAGCTTCCGATGGGTGATGCTGACCCGTGGCTGGGATTGGTTCAATCCGAGATTGCCAGAGGGCGGGCGATTACGGTTTACGAATACCACACGAATTTTTCTGTATCGCCCTACGCATCAGATGCCGAAGCGGTTTTTACTGGCGTGATGGACGATGCGGAGATTACCTACAATAAAATCCACATCGGCCTGATTGAAAGCGCGACCAATAAAAGTTTCCCTGCTACATCCATCGGGCCTTCAACTTATAACTGGCTCTTACCCAAAGGCACCAGATTATTTTGGGGTCCAGACATCGTGACGGTGGAATAAATGCCAGCTTATACCGCGTACAACATCATTCTGGAAGCATCATCCGTTGAAACGGAATCCGGCATTGTTGACGACTTTTCGCAAGCCGGAACTCAGCATTCCCGCGTCTTTCATAGCACCAATTACTTCCGCTTTGATCTGACGTACTCCATGACGAAGGCGCAATTTGATTCGATCTGTGCTGCCTATGACGCGAACCCCAGGGCGAACTTCACTGGCTTTGAGTATCACTCAGTCTCTCCGATTGAAACCTACACGGTAAAATTTCTGGCGCGTCCTCGCATCACCGATAACCTCGGCTTGAATCGTTTCTTTGTGTCCGTCCAATTGCGCGGGACTCTTGACTAATGGCACAGCCTAGTAACTCCATTCCGACACCTACGCCAGAGCCTTTGCCGCCTAGCGTATACCTGCCTCCGATTGTCCGCGATCCGGTTCCTGCTGTCCCGGTTATTCCCGCAGATCCGCCTATCGTAAACACCTTCTTGCCTGATCCTGAAGTGCTGGAAAAACTGGCAACCCCACCTGTTCCGAAACAGATCAGCATTTCAGGCGGAAAGCGTGGCGACCCTGAACCATATATTTTCGGACATTGCATCGCTGACCCCATATTGATTGCTGCCGATGACAGTGGCGAAACCTTGGCAATGGACATGCTCTGGTCTGTTGGCGAGATTGATTACTTCGAGGGCCTGCTTGTTGATCGGGTATTCGAGGGACGCGCCGACATGCTCGGCAATATGGAGCATTTTGAAGGCACAGCAGGGCAGGCCGCGTCAACTATCATGACGGCCTTAAAAGGATCGTATGACACCTTGGCGAACAAGGCTCACTCTGTACTGCGCTGGCGCTCTGACTACGCGACACTGCAAATTCAGGGATGGGTGCGTGGGCTGCTATTGGTCGACCCGCGAGCATCCCCGCAACTGGTGTATAGCACCAATCCTGCCTTAGCTCTTGCCCGTATCCTGGTGGACTGCGGCTACACGATGAACTGGACTTCGGTGGGCGATGCGGCTGATTACTGCGATGAAGTAATCGGCTCCCCCAATGTCAAGCGATGGGAGATCGGTGGGCAGATAACCCGCCGCGCTCCGGCTCGCGAGTGGATCAGCGCGTTAGCGCTTTACGCAAACTGTTTTGTAGACCGTATTGGCGATGAAGTCTATCTGATACCGGATATGCCACGATCCTCGAATCATACCGTTACGGCGGATGACATGATTCTGGAATCGGTCAGAATAAGCCATGCTGGCGGACGCGATGTACCCTCTGCTGTCACTGTATACGGCCAATCCTTTGAAGTTGAAAGCCTGATAACCGGGGTGTATACATCGGGGCCAATATCCTACACCTACGGCACACCAGACGGCGCGGGAAGCGTTGCAGAGATTCAGATGCCATTCCTGCAAACCGTTCACGCTTGCGGGCGTATGGCGGAGCAGATTTACCGCAAAGCGCACAATGACATGACGCTGGAATTCATCGGCTTTGATGACGGATTGCAGCGCACGATAGGCGATGTAGGAAGCATCACCAATGCAGCGTTTGATCTGTCCGCTGAACTGATGACGCTGATTGAGAACGAGCAGATCAGCCGGGGCAGGTGGCGTCGCAAGTACGTTCAATATGTCGCGTCTAATTATTCAGATGTGATTTATACAGGCACCAGTAACGACACGGTTATCTCCAATCCTTTTAGTCCCGGCACAGGCCCAACCCCAACAATAAATTGGGAAGATAACGCCTCAAGCCCTCGGCATTTAATCCTGACTCTAAGCTGGACGGGCGTCACATGGGCCTATATTCAGGATTACTATGTTCAGGTGTATTCAGCAACCAGCCCTGAAGTAGTGATTTATGACTCGGCTGTTGATGGCTATGTCGATCATGCGGCAGGAACCATCACGCTTGACCTGTCTGCATTCACGGTGAACTTTGGCGAAACCTGGACAGCGGATATTTACATCCGATCTAATGTGCTGGCTGTAGGGGCCAATCCCGGCACTGCGTCCATAGCTATCCCTGATATCATCACGGTTGAGGACATTGACCCCGACGATAGCGCGCTCGCAGCTCTTTCATGGTTTTCTAGCGACCCCGACGGTTTTTACACAGCGTGGAGTGGCGCTACCGGGAACGGTGGCGAAGACGGGTACGTCAATGTTCCGGGCGAAACAATAAGTAACGGCTCTCATGTTGTTAAATATGACGTAGTCAGCATTGCTTCGGGATCTGGCGCTATGGAAGTTAATGGCGTAACTGGAACCGCTGGCCAGTGGTATAGATGCAGAAGCATTGATTTTGGCTTGTGGCAAACATCACAACCATCTCCGTTAGCGGCTGAAGACATGACAGTTGACTTTACGGTTGCTGATAATGACGGGGCCAGCCCTCACGGGCCGGTTGCCGGAACGGAAAAAAGATTCAGGGCGAGATTTGTTGCGTACAAGGGCGTTAGTCAATATTTGGTTTACGATACATTTACCGGGACAAAAGGCACCAATCTTACGGCGCATACTCCTAATGTGCAGACAACGTCTCCTGGAGGATGGACGGCGCATGCTGGCAACTTCTTTATCGGCCCGAACAGCGGCCAGGCCCATGCTGACGGAACAGCGCGCTATGTTATTGACGCCGGAACCGCAAATGCTTGCGCCAAGCTTGATGTGCTTCCTTATTCCAAAAACTTTGGCCTTATCGCGAGAGCGCAGGATTCGAGCAATTACTGGTTGTTAATCGTGGACGATTCAGAGACAGCAGACCCTGTATTGAATCTGATTGAAGTGAATGCTGGAGTTCAGACCGTTAGAGATAGTCTCGCATTAACAGGGCTCGGCCCGATTGCTTTCCCTTCAGTGTCAGCTTGCTATCTGAGGCTCATGTGCAACGGCAACAGCATCAGGGGATCATACGGACACGGATTGCAAATCGCGCATTATTCGCCGCGAGATGTTTCATACACGAGCTCCAGTTTTAACACCGAAACAAAGTTTGGCATTTATGGCGAAGGCTCTGGATCACCGCTAGTCAGTGGAAGAATTAGCGATTTCTCCATCAGTGATATTGAGGCTGGGCTGATTATTTAAGGCCATCAATCACTCTCCTGCCTTTCAATCAGCGCATCAGTTTCCTGTGCCTTTCGATGCTCTAGATAAGCCCTGAACCGCGCTATGGCCTCATAGGCTTGATAGTGGCCCCGCTCTTTGGCCCATTGCTCGAAGCGGTCTAGGTCAGTCATTGGCTTTGTCCAATACGGCCTGGAGTTCGGTGGCGCAAAGTCTGGCCCCATCACCACAGCCAGCATCGTATGCCTCGTCTGACTTATCATCAGCCCATCCCTGGGCCGGATTTTCCCTTCGCCACTTCTCCACCAACCCCGCAATATCAGCCAGCTTTGCCTCAAGCTCTGCGACTTTGGCGCGTTCGGCTTTGAGGGCTGAGCGTTCGGCTTTGAGTGCTGCAAATAATTGATAGGTGACTTTCGGGTATTCGTGCTGTTCTAACAGCCACTCAATTTCAGGTATAAGCTCATCCGGCATTCGCTCACTCATCACCTTGCTCCTTCAGCAATGCCTTTGCAGTGCAAGCCCTGCATTGTGTGTTGTACCCGTGAGTGTTTAAATCACAGTCGTAATCTTCCGCGCAACTACGCGCAAATTCTTTCAACCTCGCCAGCCCACTCTCTGCTTCCGCTGGCGCGGGGGCTGCTGCAATCAGGCAGGCGAAATCAACAGCATCTTGAGTCCAGCGCCAGCACCAGCCAGATTTTACCGTGTCGTCCTGCTCAATTAGTGTAATAACGCCTCGAAAATCCATAGCTATTTGTGCTGTTATTACCGGCAACGCTACAGTCTCAGCCAGCCGGGATTCCAGTTCAGTAATATGTGTCTGTAATCGACTGCATTCTTCGGCAGCATCACGTTCATATGTTTCTCCCTCTGTTTCGCACATGACTTTATTTAAGCATCTGCCGTTCCAGTATCTATTGTTCATCGCCTTGCTCCTTACTCATGATTCAACCTCTCGTGCCCTGAGCATGGCGTCTGCTGTTTGATATGCCATCTTTGCAGCTTTCTGCTCATTAAAATAAGCGTCTGATCTCTGACTGAAACTAGACACGATGCCATTCAATACTTGCCCCGCAAACCAGTCGCGCAGGGACATGCCCATATCTCCATGTTTATTAGGAAACGCTGGACCGCTGTCATTAATTGTGCTCATGACTGCTCCCCTTCACCGGCACATTGCGCCATTCATAGTTATAGGTTTTCGTTCCGTACGACTTGCTGGCAAATTGCCGCCAGCGCTGTTGCAATACAAGTTTGCATCCGTTGTCACCCAGTACAAACTTGAGATGCTTGGTAGGCTTCCACGGCCAGTAGTTCATTTAGGCGGCTCCGGCAATGGCATCCAGTGGGTTATTGCATTGATCCAGCAAGGGGCTAATCCTGACCAACCGATCCCATTAGGGTCAAACCATGCGGTTGTAATCAGCGGACTCCCTTCATCCAGGGATGGTGCGTGTATCAAATACAACGCGTCCTTAGTTGGCAATGTTTCTATCAGTTGCCATTCGTTCATCATCATCCTCCTGTTAAATAGGGTGGAGCGGCAGGGCGCTAATCCTGCTATTTTAATGGGACTGAACGGACTCGAAACTTGTTTACCCATTGTTCGCTCGGTACTAGTGCAGTTTTTCATGCACGATTGCCGGGCCTAGTCCGTTATCATGAGCGTGTCTGCTTTCCACGCCGCGCTCCATAAATTGTTTACCATCCTCTCCAAAAGTGCCCAAGAATTATCAGAACCATAAAGAACCGGCTACCCGCAAATGCGATGATGGCTGTTATGAGTTTGGGTTCTTGCCGGTTCATTTCATTTCTCCTTTGGTTAATCCGGTTCCGTGACGCTCAACCATAAAGCGCCTCAAGTGTTCGAGTCACATGGTCAATCTGTCTACCGTAGCGCATTTCCCACAATTTGATATTGCTGTGCAAGTCGGTATGGTCACGCCTGCACAGCGGGATCGTGAGCCAATCGGAAACTTTTTGACCGCCACCGACAAGATCGCCTAATTCGTCATCATCCAAGCCGTTGCGTATGTGATGGGCCTCTTCCGCCATCGCCTCGCAGGCCACGCATGGAAGCTCAAGCACTTTCTTCATGTGTCGCTTACTTTTGGCGCTCATCAAAAAAACTCCACCATCCGCGACAATTGCGCCTGATCCAAAACCCAACGCTTGCAGATGAAAGTAAGCGTGTCCTGATACAGCCGTTCGAACTCTGTTTCATCCATCGCCGCAAAGCTCATGGATCGCGGGACAGCCACCAGCCCTTTATCACCCTGCACAAAATCACAATATCCAGCCCCGGCAATGCACAGGGCGCGGAATTGCTCCATCGTGTATTCATCGTCAATCATGGATCTGGCCGTGCCGATCAGCGCAAAGTATTTTTTGTGAAACTTCAGGTTGCGCGGCTGCTTGATGCTGGCCATGACTTCCCGGCCTATCAGCCCATCCAGCTTGTCAGACTCCAAAGCATTGACGGCGCGGAGACCTCCCGGCAAGACCTGCATGATGACTTCTGTGCTCATGACTAGAAGGGTATGCCCTGATCCTGAGACTCATCAGCCGCAGGCTGTTGACGGAATCCCGTTGACTCTGGTTTCGTGCGCTGCGTTGGCTCTGGCTTTGCGCCAAGCAATTCAATCTCCCGCACGTTCAATTCCAGGCTGGTCTTTTTTCCTTTGTCGCCATCCCATTCGTTCAGGCTCACTTCGCCGCATACGCCTACCTGCTGGCCTTTGATGAGGTACTCCGAAAGCTTGGCGAACCTATCACCCCAGCAGTTACAGCGGAGCCAAAGCGTTTTCTTTGACTCGCCCCAGCCAATATCAACGGCCAGCGAGAACGATGTGATGGCCTTCTGGCTTGGCGTGAAACGGGTTTCCGCGTCTTTGCCAATCCGGCCTGTAAATGTGCAATTGTTGATGCTCATGCTGCCTCCCGTTGTTGTTCAAACCAAGCCAACTGCTCCTCAATCTCCGCATTTCCTGCGATGCATTCGGCCTCAAGCTCCGCAATGGCTTTTTCGTCGCGGTTTACCCTGACGATAGCCAGTTCAAAACCTTTCCAGCGCGGGTCGAAACTCACCGCGTCAACCCATTGCCTTCCCGTTACCCATAGCTGCCCCTGTAGCTGCCAGTGGTACTCTTTTGCGTGTGCGCCATACCGAAGCGCCTCATAGTGCTTTGCTTCGGCTGAAGGGCATTTAAACTCGGCCAGGCCAACATCCCCGACATATCCATCTGGGCTACATCCAGCGAACCAGTAATCAGGGTGCGGGACGTATGAGGCCAGCTCAACAGCTACCAGCTCATGATCTTCATAAGCCTGCCGCGCTATTGGTTCCATTTCCGTCCCGCGCTGCATGGCCGCGTTGCTGTAGGTTTCCATGTAACAGCCGGTGAACCGTTCGCAGACTAGCCGCGCAATCAGATTCTTCCGGCTGGTAGATGGGCCTGATTTGGTCTTGGCCATCAGATCGGCAAACCGGGAGGCGGTGAGCAACCCCAGCCGCTGATTGCGCCATTCGTCTGAGCCTTGCTCAATCATTTGGAATTACCCTCTGGCGCAGTTTGCGAAAAACCTTTTCGTCAATTTGAAGGACTCTCTGTGTTGAAATGCCCTGTCCTATTGCAGAGCCTAGTGTTTTTTTGTGAGTCCCGATGCGCCACAATTGCTGTGCCACTTCCAGTAGCGATGCTTTCCTGTTGCCGTTTGCGTCATATCTAAGCTCTATGTACCTTTGCTCTCTCTCGGTTAGGTTCGCCCACTCGCTATCGCGAAGCGCGCGCGACACAAGCGCGCAATGATCCTCGCTCAGGTACTTCTTTTTATAGTTGCGGCTAATCATTTGTTCGCCGCTATCAGCATCGTGATCAGCTTCACCGCCTGTTTCTTGGTGAGCGACTCTTGCTTGTCAAGCCATTCGAGTGTGTTTGGCGGGATCTGGTTTTCCTGGCGGTATTCCGCAATCGTGGCTAATTGTTCATCGGTAGCCATTTCGATTGCTGGCTGCTGTTGGCCGGCTGAAAATGCATCGTCATCAAACTCAGAGCCAACCAGGTTCAATGCGTTGCAGAGTGCATACCTTTTCGCGTAGCTGTTAGCGCTTCCCGCCTTCTGTGAGTCATTCGCCGCCATCTTTGAATCAATCGGGCAAGTGAACCGGCTCTGCTCAACATGCCCGTCACGGTGCGACACGTAGCAAATTGCAGTCTGTTTACCTTCGCCGGTTTCGCTGTCAAAGCGTACAGCAAGGCCAGCAGCGGCAAGGTGCGGCTGGATGGTTACAAAGATTTCATCCAACCCGGCAAAGTTGCTGTTATGCCCCTTGCTGGATTTTTTAATCGTTGGGCATGTGGCCTGAAATTCAGCCATTGCCGCCATAAACGAAACCCGCGCCTTGTTGGCTTGGTCACGCTCTACCAGATCCATCAGGGGGGCGAGATCGGAAACGCTCATGCCCCTTTCAATGGCCATTCCGAGCATTTGCAGCGGATCGGGCCTGGATACGGTTTGCAGCGTTGTGACGTTTTCAGTCTTTGCTATTGCGTTGCTCATGGGGTTTGCTCCGGCAATTGAAACACTTTGTCCAGCGCCGCATTGATGGCGGTCGCCCCGTTGCCATATTTAAAATATGCCTCTATCTGTCTGCGGACCTCTGCCCGAACAATGTCAGATACTTCGCTCTCCCATGGATAGTTTTTCATCGTCTTGTCTATCTCGGCGGAGATAACTTCGCCCAACTCAGAACCTGCTGCCCCCATGTGCTGCAAGATACTGGCCTTCATGCTTTCCACCGATAAGCGAATAATCGGCACGGCTTCGACTCTCATATCAATTCACTCCTTCTAATCCATTTACCCTCTGAAAAAATCAGCACGGGTGGTAATGCGCGGAAAGGCAGAACAATCCCGCGCTTGTCGTCGTAAAGAACCTGCCGCTTGTGGTTATCAAGCGGCTGGCAAGACGTAAACACCGAGCCTGTGTACTCAGGTGCATACGGGTGGCGAAGGCTATGCATACTGATAAATCTCAATAACCGCATTAATGGCGAAAACAACCAAGAAGCAAAAAGCCATTAAGGTGAGAAAGGAAAGGGCTTCGATGATAATTTTCATTCAAAATTCTCCCATTCAACTTCAATCAAATATTCCTCGACCGCGTCGTATTGATCCTTGATGTAACCCAACACAATCTGCTCTGCCAGGTGTTTCAGGTCGCCGTCATCAAACCCACGCGGGTACATGCCAAGGGCGACAAGGCCAAGCTGGACGATTGCGTAGCCGTCAATGTGCTCGTGGACGAAGATTTCAAAGTCGCCATCCTCGCGCATGCGCTGTTCGATGTAGTCAAAAACGCGGCCCGATTCTTTCAGCCAGACTTTCATCCGCCTCTTTTTATCTTCGGCAGCGTCCAGCCTGGTCAGGTGGCGGTTCAGGTCGGATTCGACGGGGCAAAAGTTCATGGCAGCTTTTTCCGAGCAATGATGCAAATGGCGAATAGGGTGCCAAGGATGATTGCGGTGATGGTGCAGGTGGTCATGGTTATCACTCCAGCCACAACGATGTAGAGACGGACAGGGTGTCTAATTTGCGTGCGTGGCATGGTCGAAATGCAAATTCACATACCTTGTTCTGATGATTAAAAATCACATCGCTCAGGTATTCGTTACAAAGATCGCGCCTCTGTTCGTAGAGTTCGCGGATTTGCCGCTCAAAAAGTTCTATTTCCACAACCCTGCTAGCCCATCCATTCTGGAGAAGGGCAGGGCGCAGGTCGGTCCATCGAAAATGGTCCGGGCTTTTTGCCATCATTGCTTGTCCCGTATTTTGATTTTGTCGAGGGCGTCCCGCGTCCCCGGAAAAATCTCTGCGCGTCTTTTGTCTTGTTCATCCATCACGCGCCACAACCTAGCTCTTGCGCTGCGCTCTTCCTTCTTGTCGCCGCGATCAATGGCCTGATCTAAAGCAAGGCTCAGAGATTTTTGTCTGTCTACCAGTTGGTAGTTGGTCAGATGACGGTAATGGCACTTTTCGCGGCTCATCTCTCAATCCTCTGTGCGTTTACTGCTGATGGATAGAATCTACGCCTAAATAAAACACAAGTCAACAGCTATTTACAAAATAAGCGTGTATTGACAACCGCAGAATTAGCGAATACATTAGCGCCATGAAAACACTTAAACCGCTTCGGATACGCACATCGAAGGCTGTAAAGCACTTCGGCAACAAAAACAAGCTGGCTCAGGCTCTGGGAGTATCTCGCCAAACCATACAACAATGGGGCGTATGGCTTCCTGAGCTTCGGGCCTATCAATTGAAGGAAATGCATCCGGAGCAGTTTGATCCGGCCCATGAAAGCACTGCCAAACAGACAGGGTTAGGTCTAATAGAGATTTGGAGCCATCGCCCGTCATTTTGTGATTAGGGTGCCCTGGCGATTTAGGCAGAAAATTCCATAACAATATTTCAATTGACTTCATTCGGCCCTCAAAGGCGGACAAGGCTTGCAACTCAGGGGCGGTCATGCTGCGTGCTCCTGCCCGTCAAACGGAGACGCTACGGGTGGCAGGCCTTTTTCTTTGCGAAGGGCGTTCCGGCGTCCCAGATAAATACGCTCGCAATGTGAGCAACGGGAATCAGCGGGGATAAGCCGAAATTCTTTAGGAAAGGCTACAGGCAAGCCGTATTTGTAGCCGCGAGCATTGTTGCCACAAAGGGCCGCACCTGTTTCGATTCCGTTCGTCTTGTAGGTCAGGTGTGTTTTCATTTCCCTTCCCTCCGTGATTGCGGTGATGGTGCAGGTGGTCATTTCAGGAAATCCGGTCTCGCAGCATGTCTTCTGTCCAGTAGGTGACATCACCCAATGCATCAACAACTATGTGGTCAGAAACATACCGATACGGGATGTTGAAAGATTCCAAAATGATTTCAATTTCGGAGTGCATCATTGGTTTTTCTAATCCGTAGCTCATTTCCATTCACTCCGTGGTGGTGAAGTGTTGCGTTGGGAGTAACTATAGGGACAAGGTGAACCCTTGTCAATACCCTAAATGAAATTTATTTTTCGACAGCCCTATTGACAAGGGGCGCGAACGTCCCTAATATCGCCGCCATGAACTTTCGAGACATATTGGGCCAGTGGGAATCCTTGGGACAGCTATCCAGGGATATTAACGTCAATTACGAACTGGTCAAAAAGTGGAACCAGCGGGGCGCGATACCTTCGTGCTACTGGCTGAAGGTCGCTAACGCGGCCCATCGGCGCGGGTATCTGGTTTCGGTCAATGACATGGCCGCGATACAGCAGAAGAAAGCAGCCTAAAAAATTAGATTTTCTGTGCGGTAGCGCACAAAACAAGAAGAGGGCGGGATGAATACGGGTACGCGCTTTACATTCCTGCAGGGTTTACCTGATTCCAATCCACCGGGCATGCAGTCCGGCAGCTTTAGCCTAAACGCATGTTTATGTCTGTTCTGTGCGGTACGCCACAAATGAGCGGAAATGCGTGGTATCGGTTCTATGTCGAAACCTTAGACGATCCAAAAGTGCAAAAACTACCAGGCGAACAGTTCAAAGGATGGGTAAATCTGCTATCACTTGCTGCTAGAAATGAGGGCGATTTACCGCCCGTTGAGGACATTGCTTTTGCTCTTAGAATGACCGAAACCGAAGCGCAGCAACTTATTGATTACCTGATAGAAAAGGGACTGATTGACGCCACCGAAACAGGCATGGAACCGCACAACTGGAGCGGTAGACAATACAAGTCTGACGTTTCAACAGAAAGAGTGAAACGTTTCAGGAAACGGCATGAAACGGTTTCAGAAACACCGGATGAAACGCCCCCAGAACAGAACAGAACAGATACAGATACAGAAACAGAACAGAAAGAGCCTGCAACACGCAAGCGTGTCGCCAGCAAACGGGGGGCCAGAATCCCTGATGACTGGAAACCCGATGAAGTCATGGTTTCATGGGCGCTAATCGAAAACCCTGGAATTGATTTGAAGAAAACCATTGATTCGTTCACCGACTACTGGCGAGCCAAAGCCGGGGCAGCAGCGGTCAAGCTGGATTGGGATGCAACGTTTCGGAATTGGGTAAGGAGGCAAGATGTCAACAGTGGAAACACAAACCGCCCTCGTGAAAGCGCTGTACAGCGCTCCGAGCGGCGTGAGCGAGAGTACCTTGCCGAGCGCGGAGTCAACCTCCCGTGAAGTGCTCATGGCTGCTATGTGGAAACGGCTTAGGGAATATTTAGGGCAAACCTGGGTGCGTGAGCGTGGTGAAGTTGGCGGCGATACGTTCAAAGCTTGGAGCTACGCCCTGCAAAACTTCAGCAAAGAGTATATCACCAGGGGCGTCAAAGCCTGCCAAGACTGGAAGCACGACTTCCCACCAACGCTGGGCCAGTTTAAGGAATTATGCGCCACGCCGGGAACCAAGAACTTCACCGACGAGCGCATGGCCCTTGAAACACAGCACGGCAAGCCTATCGAATCCATTAACCAACTGATTCAGCAGGGCAGTAAAGATACTCCCATTGTTCGCCGCGCCAAGGCAGAGATGGCCGCTTTGCATGCGGGTAAGACTCACTTTGAATTTGACGGCAGATCCTACCCGCTTCAAACCCGCGAACAGGCCATGCACGCGCTTGGCCTTAACGCCAGGTATTCAAATTCAGCGCCAAGAAGCTATGCAGAGGTGCGCGGGTGATGCCGAACAGAAAACCAAACCAAAACCCGCGCCGGTGCGTCCTGACAGACGACGACAGGCTTCTGATAGCCAAATGCAAGGCAGAGCGTGCGGTCTTGCGCGAACGTCAAGCAAGGCTCAAGCGCGAGCATCAACAAGTAACACAAGACCTGTACGAAATCGGCAACCTGGCGCTGGCTGGAAAGTTTGGTTGCAGCGTATCCACCATTGACCTTGTGCCGATGGGCGGCGCATGAGCAACGCCGAACAATTCCCCGAAGTCGCCAAAGTCTGCAAAGACTTCCGCGCAATAGGTGCAAAGGTTCTGTGCGTCCGTAACGCCAAGGGTGAGGAAAAGGGGAAAGAAGTCAAGCTAGTCACGGGTGAAAACCTTTTGTTGACGATAGCGAGGAGTAAACGATGAACGAGGAGTTACAGAAAGCGTTGGCCGAAATTATCATCGGCGCACTAGAAACCGCAGAACAAACCAAAGCTTTCGTGCTGGCAGAAATGCCGGATGTGGTGCAGCAATTGCTGGCCTGGAAGATGGCGCAATCGCTGATTATTTCAGTGCTGTGGGTGGGTGTTTTTGCGGGTGCCATTACTTTTGTCTGGTGGAAGTTCGCCCCGCGCCCCAAACAAAAACTGATTGATCGCCTTGCTACGCTGCCTGAAAACGGCTGTTCACGGGATCGCGCCACAGAACAATTCAACGAGGACAACACGGAACGATGGATTGCATGCCTGACAGTAACGGTTTTTTGTACACCAATAGCCGTAGCAGTTTTCTGCACCAACCTTGACTGGCTGCAAATCTGGCTGGCCCCGAAAGTCTACCTCATCGAATACGCCGCCAGCCTGGTGAAATGATGACTTACCGGGACATGACATTTTGCACTCACTACCAAGACTGCGATAAGGCCAGCACATGCAGCCGCCCGTTAACGCCAGAAGTTTTGCAGCAGGCCCGGGCATGGTGGGGTAGCGCTGATGTGCCGATATGCAAATACGCGATTAAGCCGCCATGTCATAGCGATTTTGAGAACGAACGTAGCGAGATTGAGAACGGATGAAAGACCGCGAATTCTGCATCGTGTTTACCTACGCACCGGGAGCGCCAAAGTTCCGCGAGGTGGCTTTGTGTTTCGGTAACGGTGATGCAGAGGAATGGGCGCTTGATCTGATAGACGGGTACGACAACTGCACGATTCACAGCATTTTCTACGCTGAGCCCGGCACGGTGTTTATCGACGGGACTTCGATACTGGAGGCGGTGCATTGAGACTCGCTGCCCGAACAGACTCCAACCATCGCGAGATCGTATCAGCCCTTCGCAAGGTTGGCTGTGAGGTCTTGTCACTCGCGGCTGTTGGCAATGGTTGCCCTGATCTGCTGGTGCTTGACCCTGATGGATTGTTGCGGCTGATCGAAGTGAAAGACGGTAACAAGCCGCCAAGCAAGCGGAAGTTAACCCCGCGTCAGGTCAGCTTTCATCAGCGATGGCCGGTTAGCGTGGTGACAGATTGGGCAGAGGCTTTGAACGTAGTGGCGTGGAGGAAGTGATGCATTTCAGTGAGACAAGTTACGGATTTGAGTATGGCGCTGCTGAGATTACAAGAATCTGTAGCGACAACAAAAAGGGCTGGATAGTTTTGGGCATCAAAACACCAAAAGACAGCATTCAAGTCTACGTGACGAAAACCGGAAAGGTTCGGGTTTACCGATGTGGTGGACGCGAGATGCTGGAAATAGCCAAGCCATGAACCCGCACCCCAAGCCTGAAAAATTGCACTGGTGGAGTAAGGTGAAATGCGATCACAGTTTCCCTCCCCACCCATATCTGCAAACCTGCAAAATATGCGGATATGTGCGTATAGCCAGCAAGCCGAAAAAGGAGGCGTTATGAGCGGCAGGCCCAGGTCACTAACAAATGATGACATAGCGCTGATTCGGGAGATGAAGATGGAAGGGGCTGAATTGAGACGCAAGGCCGACAAACTATCGAATAAGGAAATCGCAAAGAAATTTGACGTTTGCAAGCAGACCATCGTGCGGATTACATCATACCCATATCAGGCTTAAACGTACCCAAAAGGGGAACAAGAATGCAGAAATTGCACAAGGAAGCTAACGAGGAGTTGATGAATTGGGCGCGGCACGTTTATGACGGCTGGCTGGAAAGCAATCTGGGAGTAACCCCGCCACCTACCTCAGATGGCTACATCGCGCCCGTGGTAGGCTTTGACGAGCCAACTGAGCCAAGGTATGCCATAGACGAAATTCGCGGCGATATGACCTCGGATATCGTTTGCGCGATAGGTGCGGAGCCTGGTGGTATTGACGTTTACCGCTGTCTGGTGCGCTGGTATCCGAACCTATGTATGCGATGCCGTGAGTTGGGCCATGCCGAGATGATTAAACGGCTGTCAAAGCACATGCACTGCAGCCATGCCGGCGCGGAGAGAATGTTGTTCGATTCGGTGGAGCGATATTGGGCTAAAAGAAATTGTTGGAAACCTGTTGACAAGGTGCCGTAATTCTGGTTTACTCGCGGTGGGGCAGTATGTCCCAAATAAACGAACCCGCCACCTTGCGGGTTTTTTCATTTCAAGGGCCACCGTATGAGCGACACGCTTGACCAACTGGCGCACTCATCCGAGGCCGCTGCGGTTGCAAAAGTCGGCATAGCAGCCGGATCTGCCAGTTCCGTCATTTTCGGAATCAGCGCTGAAGTTGTTGGCGTTGTGTGCGGCATTGCGATTGCTCTTAGCAGCTTGATTTACCAAATCTGGGCCACCGAGCGCCGGATTAAGATACTTCGCCAGATCAGAAACGCTGATAACGACTGATTTCCGCACGATAACATGGGCGATGTTATCGTTTAATTTCGCAGACTCGCTGCAACCCAGTTCCGAGCAGCCCTATAACACGCAGACCCTTAAATTTTGGCGGGAATCACTCCTCCCTGCCGACCTACACAGAGGCGCGATGGGCTGCTCGGATTGCATTCAGGAGTAACCATGAGTGACTACAACGTAATGCCGGGACTGTTCCTGTTGCTGTTTTTAGCGCCGATAGGGATGTTCGCCTGGATCATGCTGCAATGGGTGCCTTTGTGGCTCTTAGGGTTCAGCCTGAAGGATCGACTCGATGAAATCACCCTTCCTGAAGCTGTTTTGTTTGGCATGTATTCTGTTGGTGCCGCTATCATCACAGGCCAGATATTTTCCCGCTACATTTGACGATATTCTTAAGGAATCCGCAGCACGATACCTTCCTGAGTACCACTGGCTTTGGTGGAAATCGCAGGTTTATCAAGAATCTCTGTTAAACCCGATGGCTGTAAGTCATGCCGGGGCGCAAGGATTGGCCCAGATAATGCCCGGCACATGGGCTGAACAGTCCCGCATTATGGGGATAAACGCCAGCCCGTTTAATCCGAGGGCAAACTTACATGTTGGCGCTGCTTACATGCGCCGTATGTTGCGTGTATGGAAGTCAGAGCGCACCAATGCCGACCGGCTCAGATGGGCGCAGGGTGCCTACAATTGCGGGGCTGGGTGCATCCTACGCGCCCAGAAGAAGGCCAATCATTCAACCGTATGGGCAGACGTTGCGCCCTATGTGCCGGGGGAGACTCGCGACTATGTGGCAAGAATTGACCTCTGGCACGGTGAAATGCAGCAATGATGGGACACCGCGAAGAGCTGAAATCAGGCGATGAATACGACGCACTGACACGCTGGCGCAAGTATGTCGGATACAGGGCCGGAACCGTCAAGGCCATCAAGAGAAAATTCAACAAGCGCATCAGGCGCGAATCAAAGTGCAATTTGTCCAGCGTACAGAATACAAATTGGCCGGAGTGAATTAATCATGTGCGTAGTTTCAATGATTGGTGATCAGTTTCGGGGCCGATGGGAGCCGCATTATCCAGATTGGCAGGCATGGACAGTGACCGGGCAAACCATCGCCCTCCCGGTTACGCGGGAAGAATTTGACGCGCTAAAGCGGGAAGTTGAAATTCTGCGCGATCTGCTTAAGGCGGCTAAAGAATATGACGCCAAGAACAACGAACCCGCTTGCGAAACCGACGAAAAAATGAACATGCTGCGCGCAATCGCCAAAGCCGTTGGTGTGGATTTAGACGGCAATCACGGCGGGTGACATGAATTACCGTCTGCTCTGCCTGGTATTCGCCATATTCGGCGCATCGGTGACGGGCATCGCTGTTTCGTCCCTGCAAACCAGCAAAAATCTGGTGGCTACCAATGCTGAATTGCTGGCGACGCTGGAAGATGTACGGAAACATCCCGTACACGATGCAGAAATTACCGTATGGGCGCGTAAAGACGGAAAGCTATTGGTGGTTGTGAACGGCCAATTCGGGCATCTGGTGAGTAACCCCTGCGCCAATCACCGGTCTTTGTAGCTCATAACGCATTTTGTATCCCATGAGATACATAAACGGTCTTAACATCTAATGTACTTTACATACAGGCCGCAATTACTCACCTGGTTGGGCATAGCGGCAATTGCCTTTAGTGTGGCGGCTGTATTTCTCCACTTCCGCGAAGTCGGCCAGTTACGTGAACGGCTGGAAGTGGTGACAGCAGAGCGCGACGATACAAAAAGGCGACTACTGACAGCACAGGTCGCTGTAAACGCCTGTATGCAAGTCAACCTCGAAAACGCACAAGCCAGAGACGCGGAAGCCGAGAGGGCGAAAGATGCCGAAGTGGAAATATTACGCGCCAATCAGGCCGCAAATGATGCAATTCTGGCAATCCAAGTCAGGATTGCACGGTTGCGGGAACGGAACCTTGATTGCTCTGCTATTGATAACGAGTACCGCGATTGGGTGCGCCAGTAAGCAGCCAATTGAATACTGCGAGCCGGTCATTATCGAAAAGGACCGAATTGTAGATGTCCCTGATTCCCTGACCGAGCCGGTTGAGATTGTTGATCTCTCGGCAGACTTCGACGCATACGAATTAGGCGCTGCATACAAGGCCCAGAGGGTCAGGGCGCTGCAATGCAACGGCAAGCTATCTGAAATCGCCAAGATTGTCGAATAAACCCGAATAACTATCGCAATTCGCAAGGGTCGCCGAATGGATAGGCTGGAGTACGAAGGTTTAAAGCCATTTTGCCGGGATGAAAGACAAGCCGAAAAGCTACGGCTTACTTTTGAGCTTGGCAGCGCTAATGCGGCGGCTAGAAAGCTAGGCATTAATCAGAATGCGGTATGGGAAACCATACGGAGAATCAAGAGGGAAGCCGCACGGCGCGGATTTTCCCCTGATGACGATATAGCCGGAATTGCTCCGCCAGGATTTCTGGTTAAGGGCAAGTCCACGCTTCACGCTGCAGATGGATCTGTCAAACTGCAATGGGTTAAAACCCGCGAAGATCAGGCCCAGCAATGGGAGATTCTGGTCGATAGCATGCAGGAGGCCGCAGAAGGCCTCACTGGTCTAGCGCCGAAATCCAGAACGCCAGCCAAGACAGACAAAGACCTTCTGGCCGTATACCCGTATGGTGACCCCCATGTGGGGATGTATTGCCACCATGAGGATGCTCAGGCTGACTTTGATCTGAATAATGCAATTGCATTGTTTACCGGGCGCACTCAGGAATTAGTCGATTCTGTACCGCCAGCAGAGCAAGCCCTTATTTGTTTTCTGGGTGACTTTTTCCACTCAGACAACCAAAGCAACCGAACAGCAAGAAGCGGCTTTCAGCTAGACGTTGATAGCCGCTGGAGTAAGGTTTTACGGGTAGGCGTGAATATCGCCGTTTCCCTGATACACCTTGCGCTGCAAAAGCACAAGAACGTGCATGTGATTACCGAAATCGGCAACCATGACGATCATTCAGCCATCATGCTCGCGGTATGCCTTGACGCATTTTTCAAGGATGAAAAGCGGGTAACAATTGATCTCTCGCCTGCGCGGTTTCACTACTACACGTTCGGCAAGAACCTGATTGGCACACATCACGGAGATCTGGTTAAACCCCAGCAGTTGCCGGGAGTCATGGCCGCTGATATGCCGGAAGCATGGGGCCAAACAACGCACCGAGCCTGGTACACAGGCCACATACACAATCAGACGCGCTACGACCTTTCAGGATGCGAGGTTGAATCGTTCCGAATACTGCCACCAAGGGATGCGTATTCACAATCACACGGCTACCGTTCGGGGCGCTCTATGGACTGCATTATCCGTCACAGAGAGCGCGGCGAGATAGCGCGGCACACTGTACACGCATGAAACTGGCCGAGGTCACATGGCTTGACACGCACAGCACTGATGCGTGGTGCGATGTGCCAAACGATTACGCGCCTCTTGCCGTTACCTCTGTAGGGTACATCCGAGAGTTTGCAAATGGAGTTGTGCTGGTTTCAAACCTTGTGTTGCAGCAGCCAGCCTCAGAAGAGCTGTGCTTCGGAGTGGTACACATACCTCAGGGCTGCATTAAACGGATTCGCTATTTTGAAGAGTGATACAGGTATATGGGCGCAGTAAGCAGCATCGTTAAGCCTGTAGTGAGTGGCGTTGTTCACCCCATCGTGATTAGCGAGGGCGGTGCAGCCGCGCCTGACTCCCTGCTAACCGACCTGGTTGCATGGTGGTCGCTGGACGAAGTATCCGGCACACGGGTTAATGCCCATAATCCCGGTACGCATGATCTGACTGATAACAATACCGTTGGATCGACTACGGGTGTTGTTGGGGATGCGGCGAGTTTTGTGGCGGCGAATAGTGAGTCTTTGTCAACAAACCATCACGCAGATTTTGTCATCGCTGACACTCCTTTTTCGGTTGCTGGTTGGGCTGAGTGGAGCACTGCCAGCGCAGCAGCGGCGAGGATAATATCCAAAGGCAGATCGGGGTCTCCGGGGGGTGAGTGGAGCATTGTTAGATCGGCAAACAGCGTAACAGGAGAAGCAAGGAACGCAGCAAACGCAGCATCGGTTGCAACCGGATTTCTTGAGCCTGGGTATGACACATGGTTCTTTTTTATCTTCGAGCATTTACCTGATTCAAACCAGATAAAGATAGAAGTCAACCGGGCATCATCACAAACGGCGGCTCTAGTTGGTGGCACTTACAGCAGCACCAATGCAATACATATTGGTAGCCGAGTCGGAGCCGATTATATAGACGGGGCGATTGATAATGTGGTTGTGGCTCGACGACTTTGGACATCTGAAGAAAAAGACCGCCTCTATAACAGCGGGGCAGGGATGGCGTACCCAGCATGAGCCTAGCAACCGTCAGAACCAAAATCGACGACTGGCTGACTCCCAGATGGCAAACGCTGGTGGATCGGCAAGACACATTTTTCGCCAATCGCGGTAAATACTTTCAGGGCAAGTGGACGCACTCCGGCGAAGTCGAACAAACCGATGCGCTGAACGGCGACACGGTTCCCGACAACCTGACAGACAGCCCAACGGACCAGTCGCAGAACTGGCAAGACTTTATTGGCAATGCCTTTGATGCGCTGCCACTCCCCGCAAGGCTCAGGATTGATGTTTACAACGGGCCGCTGGGGCATGGGTGGGCGGCGACTTTGCAGGTCAGGTATGACGGCAACGTGTACGAGCGTAGCCGCAACTCAGGGCCGGAAACATGGCGCACCGAAGCGTGGCATTTGCTCTCACAGGGCTGATCTTGACCGGATGCGCTACGACAAGCCCTTGGGAGTGTGAGCCTTTAGGTGTGAAAGTAACGCACAAGGGCATGGGACAGTTGGCCGCGATCAACGAATACCCCGATTCACAGATTGAACGGATATGCGGTATAGGCAAGGCAGGCTGTGCAATTCAGTACGTGGACACCG